ACTCTGCACAAAATATTACGTTCTCGAGCTGCGAAAGGATATCGCCGTGAACGAATCGGGAAAACTGGCGGTGAGCCTTCTTGGAATGACCAATCCGCCGTTCTACCCCGACCGCGCTCCCGAAGGCAAGCGCGACTACTTGGTGAAGCCGTTTAATTCCGCCATCTGCATAATGGTGCTGGATACAAACATTGGCAAGGTATTGGTTAATCCCGCTTCCGAAAGTTATTCGAATATTGGCGCATACTTTCGCGGAAACTACCCTGTAAAAAACAAGAAGAGCGCCAACGGTGGGCGGGGAAACGACGACGACGATGCAGCCGATATACACGGCGATGATGCGGCAGAAAATCGCAGCCGACAAAGCAGACCCGCTCCAAGCTCCCGTGCGGCAAACGTGTATACGGTCAACTATTTTTACGACGGACAAGGTGCGGGAGAATACGGATACATTGCCCGACCGGATATTTTTGGCACCACGCCGTATTCGTATGACAGCGGCGGCCGCGGAGGGCTGGGTTCGTCCGATAAATACCTTGCAAAGCAGTATAGGGACCTTGAAGAAAAGAAACGGATGCAGCAGGAGCAAAAGGCACGTGGTCCCGGTGCCGTCGGGCAAATCGCCCCGCCCATGGGGGTTGCACCAAGCGCTCTAAACGGTGGCGTTCAGCCCTATAATTCCGAAATTAGGTTTTGATTTTATTTTTTATTTTATTTTAGGCGGCGGCATTGATGATGTGCTTTGCAATAACAATTATACCCAATGAAGCTATAAAATAATTTACAATTTTATGATGTTCTACGGAGGGCGAGAACAATGGCGCAACGCAAGAAATGGCCGAACATAAATAACCCACCGTGATCATAACGATAATAAAGAATGGAATTGTTACAACATCTGCGGCTAATAATGCAAAAAGAATTATAATACCAATTGTTCTAATTATGATTGCAAATTCCTTCAATTTCATTATATCGATATCGACTAAATTTAAATTTATTGATTTTTGATTTATTTCTAATGTATAAAGATAAAAAATAAAAAACAATTTAAATGCATGTTACCATTATGAAACACAAATATACTCTATCGAAATATATTTAATTATTACACATACTACGCGCATATCATGCATACCAATACGAAAATAAATTATGCCAATGCCAATGCCAATCCCAGTGGAAGCTGTCCGGCAGTGCCGATACTCTATATCGAAGAATCGGTAAAGCGATATTATGACGTTAAAAAGAAGGTAAAGAGTGAGAACGGCGGCACTCGAATGCGCATTTCGAAGAAAAAGTATTACGACATCGATTGGCGGTTCTATATGATATACCGCTTTGGAAATTACATCGTGTGCGGCACTCGGTGCCCCATGTATGACTATTATAATGATAAGTGGCCGGTTGTTTCAATGTCGTTTACATCGGCATATGATGCATATGACTATATCATGCTGCTGATTGGCAACCACAACAAGGTGAATCTCACGCTATACGTTTCCCGGTTGGGCGGATGTGTGACAGATTTATCGTTCGCCCAGCCTACTGGAGACAGGTTCAGAGAGCTCGATGTTGAGCGCAGCATCCGCCGAAATGAACTGACCGGGTATGACCGCATGTCCCCCCCGGCGAAATATTCCCCAAGTGAAGGAACCATTTCAAAAATGATGTCCGTCCTGGCTTCGGCTGCAAATGGCAACAGCATTGTGCCTTTCATTTCTTCTCGATGCAATTCGTCTCGAGAGACCGAATGGTGCTCTACGTGCAGATGCTATAACACCGATGCAAGTAATGAAAACTGCGACATGGTCGATGCGGGTGGTGCCGCTGAGCCAAACATAGTAGCTGATACAACTACCGAAGACAACGAACATGGACAAGACGATTATCCTGCTGAATATGAACAGCGCGATGACTATTACGATTTTGTAGCATGGGACCACGCGACCAATTCCGCGGATACAAGATAAAACAATGTGATAATGTGCGCAACTTAAAATTAAAATAATTTATCAGTTTTATTCTGATAAATTATTAAAGCATAAAAGAGTAAAGTTTAAAAGTTTAAAAGTTTAAATGGTCAACTGTTTAAAGCTTCAGAGGGGTAGGGAATCCGACCAGGTTGGCGCCAATACCGAAGCCGGCACCGGTGCGCGCAGACACCGCCATGCTGGGAATGTAGGTGTCCAAGATGCTAAAAGTGGCTGCAGCGGTAAGCGCAATCAGCGCCACCTCGTCCAAATTGAGTGAGCGCTTGGGAATGGCGTATGCCGCAATTGCAACCATAACACCTTCGACTAAATATTTAATCGTTCGTTTTACGAGTTCTCCTAAATCAAACATGCCTGACATTTGCTTTTTGATGTTGTTATTTATATATGCTATGATATTTTATAAATATTGAAAAGAAAAAAATATTTTACTTTGAATTCGAAAATGTTTGTGTGTTTTTGCTTATATTATATTTAATTGCTTATTTGTTAATTTCAGTAAAAAATACTTAAAACGGTCATGCCGTAAATAATAAAATAATATCAATACTTAATTAAAATGCCAAAGTCAAATCAGAACGGCGCCCAGTCGGGCGTTACAGCCAAGGACAGCCCCAACTATGTGGACCTGTTGGAAGAGGACAAGCCGATTGCGGGACAAAAATTCGCGTGCTTGTCGTTTGTGTCTCCGGAACACATTCTGGAACAAAAGGAGCACTTTTATTTTCGAGAATTCCTAAAAGTGTGGGAATTCAACAAGGCGGTCGAGAAATACACTCAGTTTATAAATTTCGTTGCATACAAGTATAACCTGGATTTCAACAAGCTGTCGGAGGATTTGCAGGCATTTGTCAAAGAAGAGAAACCCGAACTCCTAAAGACGTCCATTGCCGACGAGTACAAGACATTTGTGGACAACCACGAGGAGCAGCTGGAGGCGGAATTCAACTCTCGTCACGATTTCCAGACCTCTATTCGCGGTCTTAAAGTTCGCGGGGTGTATCCCACCCAAAAGGAGGCCGAGCTTAGATGCAAGATGCTGCGCGAGGTTGACCCCAACCACGATGTTTACGTCGGCCCGGTGGGGATGTGGATGCCGTTCCACCCCGAGGCCTACAAGACCGGGCGCGTGGAGTACATGGAGGAAACGCTAAACCAGCTCATGAACGAAAAGAAAACGAACGAGGAGAAAGCCAAGCAGGAATTCGACAAGCGCGTGAAGGATGCGAAGCACAAGGCGATGGAGGAGAACCAGCGCAATGCGGAGAAGTCGGGCAACAAGCTCACACAAACGCTGACCAAAGAAGGAGAGCTGGTAAACGTAGCGCACATGAATGACGATGAGTTGTTCAGCACCTCGGAACAGGTGCGGAAACAGCTGTTCGAGGGTGAGAATATTGTCACATCGTCTGACAATGACCACGGTCTTAGCGGAATCTTGGAGCGACAGCGGCAGGCGCAAGATAATGCCAGTTCGACAAAGGACTTGGAAGAAGTTGATTAGTTTCGCTGATTCATTGGATTCATTGATTCATTGATTCATTACAATATTAATGAAACAATGAAATATAATTTATTACCACCGAGTCTTATTGACTTTGATGCGTGGACCCTGCCCTTTCTTTTTCACGTTTGACGGGTCGTAATTCTCTTCCTCGTCGTCGGAGTTCATATCTTTTGATATTTCCCAGAACTCCTTTGACCCGAGTTTGAACGGCCCGTGCTGCTGCGCTTTATACCACGAAATCTGGTCCTGCAACTTGTTGGATTTCACGTTGTTGTTGATAACGAGGCACTCAAAGTTCTCGGTGCACTGGTCCATCACCTGGCAAAACGACTCGAAGGTTGGAAACATGCCGGCGTAATTCTCGTAAATGCGTTTGCGGTTGGCAATGTAGGGTTCGCGCAGAATGAACACGTAGTCGATGTTCGTGCGCAGATTGGGCGGGATACCGAGCGGATACTGCATCGTGATGACGAGCATGATTTTCCAGTGACGGCCGTTCATGAACAGTAACCGCATCATCACGTCCTTTGTCCACTTGTTGTCATACAAGCAATCGTCCAGCACCACGAACGTGCGCGGGTCAATGGTCGATTTCTTGTATGTCTCGATTTCCTTCTTCATCTGTTTTAGCACCGCCTTCTGGCGTTTCAAAATGTTTTCTATAATTGCGGTATTGTACTGGTCGTGAATGAACAGTTTGGGAACGTGTTCTCCGAAGAAACCGTTTCCGGCTTCCGTTCCTGAAATGACGGTGCCGATCGGGATATCTTGGTGGTAGTACATTAAATCCTGAATAAGGAAACTCTTTCCGGTATCTCTGCGGCCGATGAGCAC